CCGGATTTCGTGTCCGTCCCGGGAGATGTGCCAGTAGAGCCAGCCGTCCGGGCTCGTCTTCGGCGCGTCCGTCCCCGCGATCTGCGCGTTGATCGCCTTGTCCCTGAACGCAGCCTGCGACGGAGAGCCATAGCGGGCCTTGGTTCCGTCCGCGTGAACGACGATCCAAGAACCGTCATCCTGCGACTCGATCGTGGAGTAGCCCTTTTCGCCCTTGATCCCGTGGTAACCGCACTTCGTTCCCATTTGTCTCTCCTGTCAATACGCAATCTCGCGTTGACACCGTGTCAACGCAGCCTGAATCTAACACGGTGGAATTCGTGCGCGCGAGGGACGGACTAGACTTGATCGGTCGAAAGGCGAAAACCCGTTGATCTGACACGCGAAAAAATTTATTTTCACGCCAGAAACGACCTTTTCAAGAAAAGGCAAAAGACAAAGATAGTCCGCGTTCTAACTTGTCTAGACCATTACGCTTTTCTTTCGTTTACTCGCAAATCTCGCATGAGACCGCCATTTTTCCGCCTTTTTGTAACGTGCCAGAATCATTAGCTTTTGCGGCAAGGGTAGAATCTCGCCTGGAATCGGCGCTAGAACGGCCGTTACACTGTCCGGGGACAACGGACGGGGGAAACGTGAAAAAGGCCAAGAATGGGCAAGCGGGCGCGCGGGAGACGGACAAACCAGGGCGGGACGATCCAGCGGCAATCGTGGCGCGCGGGGATAGGGAACCTGCAAAGCAATCCGTGGCACGCGTCATAACGGATAGTCTAGGGTTGATCACAAAAGACGGGGATGCACTGCGCCGGGAACCTGTAGCAAGCGCGGTTGACTGTCGTCCTGTCCGTGCGACGGTTATTCGCCCGGGCGATCCTGGGTTTGAAGATGAGGCGAACGCCCTGTTTCAACGTGCCGCGTCATTCGCCCTAGCAGTGTATGATCGGTGTCAACGGATATTCAATTCGGCGCACGACTCGGACATTACGGGCGATTGCAGCGATCCAAGGTCCGCGCGTTTGGGTGAAGCGAAGATTGCAAAAGTGTGCATGGATACAGCGTCAATTGCCTTGCGAACCTACTGCATTGCCCGTGGTATAGCCCTTGACGCCGCATCACAATCGCATACGACTAACCGTACCACGATCAATGTCAACGGTCCCGCTATGATCAACGGCGCTATACAATCGGGCGACGATCCACAATCCGCCGAAATTGCACGCCTACTCGCGACACTGCCCGACGCAGAACGTATACGATGGCAATCCGCTATCCTCCCAGCGTCAATCGGGCCTGACAAGGCAAACGTGAATCAAGATTCACAACTTGAAACCCCAGCGAAAACGACCGATCTACGGGGCGATGGGCGCCCGCGCATCGATACCCCGGGGGGGGGGAAACGGGGGGCTGGAGGGGAGGCTCCTCTGCTTTTCAACTGCGAGCAATTTTTCTAGAAATCGGGTCTGGGTCGCGTTTCATCGGGAGTACGGGGTGGGCGAGTGGGAGGTGGTCGCGAAATGCGACAACCGAGCGTGAACCGGGGGGTTGGTACGTTTTGTTGGGTGAACGGGGGCTTTGCGGCTTGGTTCTGCGTGGCAACGCTGTAACGGAGGTTGGGATGGGTACTTGGGCGCGCGAATGGGGCTAATGTACTCTGCAAAAAGTGCGTGTCAAGCATTATTTTCGTAAGACTGGATCGTGTAGTTGGTACGGGGGGTTACGGGTTTGGCACGGTTTTGGATATTGTGACGTGGGATTCACGTTTGATGGGTAAGTTGTTGGAATGGTTAGAAACAGGGTGATAAACAGCTCAAGGTTGCGGGATGATTGAGGAATTCCGGGAGGTGTTTGGAAGGGCAGATAGAACGTGAGGGTTGCGTCACGTTTTGGGGTTGTGGTAGGATGTGGGTGCGGCGTGGCGCAGTTGGAAGCGCGACAGGTTCATACCCTGGAGGTTCGCGGGTTCGATTCCCGCCGCCGCAACTTGATGGGGCGCGTAAACCGCTAAGGAGGCGGCTCGGGCTGTAAACCCGATTCCCTTTTGGGATCGAGTGGGGTCGATACCCTCAGCGCCCACCTGCTAGGAGACTGGTGTTATCGAGCATCTGGTACAATGGGGTTACTTTGTTCAAGGGGGAGCCAATCTAGATGATGACGGAAGTGAAGTTGAGGGCGGTACGGTCGCGGGCTTCTGCGGAGGCTCGGGCCGTGATGGAGGCCGAGGATCGGATCCTGGAGGAGTGCGGGCATTTTCGGGACGAGGGGGAGGCGGCGGGTTGGGTCGGGGGGTTGGCGGGGTCTAGGTGGTTCCAGGATCAGTTTGGGATGGTTCGGCCTATTGTGAGGCGGAACAAGCGGGGCGAGAGGGCGGTCTACAGTTTCGCGATTCGCGATACGGATACGATTGTTCTGGCGACGACGCATCGGCTTGTGGCGCTGCATGAGCTTACGCATCTAGTGACGGATCGGGTTGGGCATCACGATCAATTCAGGAGGATCATGGTATCGCTGGTTGGTCGGGTGTACGGCCCGGAGATGGCGGCGGTGTTGCGTTCCGAGTACGAGAAGCGCGGGCTGGAGGTGTAGGCACGATGAAGGCGCAGCGGAGAGTTGGTGGAAACCGCAAGGTTGATGTGAGCGGGCCTCCTGTCCGGGACGAGCCAGAGATGGTGAAGTTGCTCCGGATGCAGGTTTTGGCGCACGCCAGGAACGATGTGAAGGTGTTTTCGGAGTATTGCTTCCGGGACGAAACCGGGATGCCGTGGAAGCTCGGGAAGCATCACGAGAGATACCACAAGTTCATGTCGGAGAACGAGCGGGGGATCATTTTTGCGCCTGCGGAGCATGGAAAGAGTCGTTCTCTTGTGGCGAGGATGCTGTGGGAGATTGGCCGGGATCCGAATCTGACGTGTTGCTGGCTATCGAACACGCAGGAGCAGGCCCGGAAGAATACGCGGGCAATGCGAGAGATCATTGAGGGGGTCCAGGAGGTCCGGGAGGCGCTTCCCACGCTAGTTCCGGGTGAACCGTGGAGTGACACGGGGTGGAGCGTCGGAAGCCGCATGAAGGGGCTTGCGGACTGTTCGATGTCGGCCCTTGGAATGCACGGTGCAATTACGGGGTCGCGACTGAGTCGGATTGTGGTGGACGATCCGTGCGACTACGAGAACACGAGAACGCCGCTGATGCGTGAGGATGCATATCGGTGGTTCACGTCCTCGGTAATCTCGCGACTGATGCCTGGGGCGAAGTGTTTCTTCCTGATGACCTCGTGGCACCCGGAGGATTTGGGACATCGGCTGATCAAGGACGGATGGCCGTTCATCAAGGACCAGATCATTACCCCAGAGGGAGAGCCGTTGTGGCCTGAGAGGTGGCCGATGGAGCGAATCGAGGCAAGGCGGCGTGAGATGCCTTCGTGGGAGTTCGCGAGAACGTACATGAACGAGGTTTGGGACGATGCGACGAGTCGCTTCAAGCGGGAATGGCTGACGCAGGCGTTGAAGAAGGGGAGTGCGCCGCTGTTTGCGGACGGATCTGGCATCGGTAGTAGCGGGTGTTGGACGTACTCGCTGGATCGGATCCCGAACGAGTGCAGGGTGGTCGTCGGGGTTGACTTGGCTGTTTCGCAGAGGCCGGATGCGCACATGACCGCGTTTTCTGTCGTCCTTGTGAAGCCGAACCGGGAGCGAGTCCTGCTTTGCGTCGAGAGTGGAAGATGGACTGCGCCGGAAATCCTGAGTCGGATTGCGATGCTGAATTCCAGGTACAAGGGGCCGATCTTCCGAGTTGAGAACGTGCTGGCGCAGCAGTTCCTTGTGTCGATGGGGCAGGCGTTTACGACGGCGACGATTGTTCCGCACTACACCGGGGCTGGCAAGGCATCGCTTCCGTTCCACGCGGAGAAGTTGGCGGCAGAGATGGAACAGGGGTTGTGGACGCTGCCGGGGACGATGAACGGAGATGCATTGAACGCAGAGGTTCAGCGGTTGGTAGAGGAGACTCTTGGGTACAGTCCTGACACGCATTGCGGCGACCGGCTGGCGTCTTTGATCTTCGCGAGAGAGCAGGCAGACCAGGGGTGGGGGGCGATTAGAACCTTCACTCACAGTTTATTTTCACGGTAAACCCCCGAAACTACTACAATCTTTTCTCTTGACACCCCGGTAGACTTGTGGCAAGTTAGAGGACGCAGGGTTCCTGCGAGGTGAGCGCCGTGAGCGCCCTGGACGAGCAGAAAGACGAATTCAAAGCCCTGGTCAAAGACGCTCTCGCCGACACGATCAAACGGTTTTACAGTCGAACCAACCAACCGGATATCAGGGATAGACTCGCGACCGAATGCGAAATGTTCCTGCGCGATCTGTGCCGTGGCAACCAGAGCCTTCTTCCAAATTCTCACTTCGTACAAGTCATCCCTGACGAATTGGATCGGAGCCGGGTAGAAGTACAAGTCTCCGTCCCGTACTCGGACGAGTTGGCGGATCGCTTGTGGGAGGCCGGGGTCGAATTCACGGTAGGCGGAAAGCCGTACACCCGAGAGTACACGTTTGTCGTGGGAGAGGCGCTTGTCTCCCCCTTTCCTATCTGCGAAAACAAGAAGGAGAAGTGAAGATGGAAAACGAGATTCCGATCATCGAAACGGACGAGGCGTGGGACGGGCTGAACGAACTCCAGGTGGCGAAGTCGATTCGGACGATGATGAAGCTCCGGAAGGCGGATGCTGTGGTGATTCGCCACAAGGGTAGGGACTACCCGCTGTCGAGGGCGCAGGTCGAGGCGACGATTGAGAGGCTGACCCCGCCCCCGGTCGTCACCCCGGAAGCGCAGCCGGATTCCGAAGACGTGGGCTTCTAGCAAGGAGATTGGCCTGATGAAAAGTTTTCACACACTGAACCCTGTGGTGGACTGGAGCAGTCTGAAGGCTGAGATTCTGAGCGAGAAGGCAAGCGGCAAGGGCGAGATCGACGGGTGGAAGACTGGAGACAAGTTCGCTCGCCATCGCACCATTTCCAACGTCTACAGCCGTGGACTCGGGGTGCCGCTCGGCGCGATCACTCCACTCCTCTCGATGGGTGTCCCGGCTCTTTCTCGGACTAAGATCGGCGGCGCGGTGTTCCTGGACATCGACAAGGCTGAGAAGGTGATCAAGGAGTACCACGCGCGTCGGATCAAGGCGCAAGAGGCGGCTGCGGCGCGAGAGAAGGAGGCAGCGAGGGTTCTGCGGAGCAAGGAGGTCGATCTTCGTGCCGAGGTTGCTAGCTTGCGCGCGGAGGTTTGCATCGACCTTGAGGCCAACAACCCGACGCACGAGAAGTTGGATCGAATCATCGGCCTCCTGGAGCGGCTGGTCGATGCGTGGGAGAAGTAGAGATGGGAACAAACTTCTACCTCCTGCGCGATTGCTGCGAACATTGCGGACGGCCCGCAGAGCGTATCCACATCGGGAAGTCGTCCGGTGGGTGGATGTTTGGCCTGCACGTCAAGCAGTACGAATGGGAAACCACCCCCTCCAACCTGGAGGAGTGGAAGGAACTTTGGAGCCAGCCTGGAAACAGGATTCTTGACGAGTACGGCGAGCGGTTGACTCCGCAAGAGATGTTTGAGCGAATCACAGATCGCCACTGGAAAGGACCTGGAGGGTTGCGCAGGCACGAAGTTGACCATCATTTCTGCATCGCACACGGTTCTGGCACCTGGGATCTTTGCGTTGGAGAGTTTTCGTAGGAGTGGTCGATGCAAGCAGAGCGTAAGTACGCGACTGAGAGGAACGCGGCATACAAGACGGATCAGGAGCGCCTTGCGTGGAAGCGGTACGCGAGGCTTCTGGAGCGCATGGCGACCGAAACGGACGCATCCAAGCTCGCGAACATGCTGTTTGCCAAGGTGGCGCACGAGAAGCGTTATGGGGTGTCTCGTGGTTGTTGATGCTGATAAGTGCGGCTCGTGCGGAAAGGAGTTTTCCGACGACGAGCCGAGATACCGCGAGCCGGGGTGGGAAAAGGGCGACCTCGACTGCGCGGAGTGCTGGAAGACATGGCCGATGCGGGCGCGTGCGGCATTGGACGCGAAGAAGGAGCGAAAGTGAGTAGCAAGAAGAAGCCTTCCGTTTCAGAGCCGCGACTGTTGAATGTCAAGGAACTTGCGGACAGGTGGGGGATTGGGCAGCCTGCGGTCAAGGTTCGGCTTCGCAAGTACAGCCAAGATATTCAACAGAAGGTTGTCAAAGGGACGCAGATGGGAATGGCGGTAACAGAGCAGGAGGCCGACCGCGTTCTGATTTGCGTCCTTGATGCCGTCAACAGGGGACAGAAGACCGGGGGCCGGAACTCCAACAAGCGCAACGAGGTCAAGGTCAAGAGGCATCGGGAGCGGAAAGAGAACTCGATGCGGTACTTCGCGGAGCATGAGGACGACTTCGCCTTCCCCGACAAGTCCAGGTATCGACAGCCTGGGGAGATCGTCAAGATCATCGGGATGGTAACGAAGCGTCCCGAAAAGGTGTGCTGCTGCGACGACTGCACGGAACACGCAACCGAGTCTTTCGGGGACGAACGGTACATTGGTTGTAGACACGGGATGCTGTCGATGCATCCAGATTGGGAGCATAAGCGTGGCGTAAAACTGTTCCGGGATATCTGCGTGCAGACATACACGCGCAATGCGGATGGAGTAGAAGTCCCCGGAAAGGTTGAGGTGTTTGAGGGTATTCGGCGGTCCGAAGTGAACCTGTATGATGCCTGTCGCTGGTACAAGGAACAGAAGTTCGTGGACAAGTCGCGCCCCATCAACGACAACCCGACCGCATGGGAAGTGGAGCCGGAAACAGAAGAAGACGAGGACTCCGATGTGTAGCGACGATTCGGATGCTATCCACGAAGTAATTCGTGGAAATAGGCTGTGGTGTGTCGTATGCGGAGACAACGCCATTGTAACCGCTGGAATTCCTAGCGGAAGCATCGACGCTGTCATAACGGACATCCCGTATGGCACAGCGAGCGAGTCGAAAGTGCAGAAGAAGGGAAGCAACGACCTTGAGGCGTTCAACCTTGAGTGGGACAAGTCAATGCCTCTAGACTGGCTGGCCGAGGCGTTCCGGGTGACTGTAGAAGGCGGGTCGCTCATGTTCTTCTGTGAGAACGGATCTGTTACGACCGCTCGCGATGCCGCCACGGAAGCTGGATGGCACTTCTTGAACACGTTCTATTGGGTCAAGACGAACCCGCCTCCGCAGCCGAGAAAAAACTTCTGTTCTGGCATCGAAACAGCCATCTTTTGTCGCAAACCTGGGAAGATTGCATATTGGGGAGGCGGCGGGGCGACTGTGAATTGGTACTCGTCCGGTCTGGTTCACGACAGCATCCGAATCCACGAGACTCAGAAAGACTCTGGCTTGATGCGACAGATCGTCCGTTGCCTTTGCCCCGTGGGTGGGATTGTCCTTGACCCGTTCTGTGGCGGCGGGACCACTGGCGTTGCGTGCGGTATCGAGGGCGTTAAGTTTGTTGGCATCGAGATCGACAAGGACAAGGCTGAGAATGCCAGGAACAGGATCGGGCCGGAAGCCCCGCTGTTCGGCACCGCGAAACCCAAGGTTGTAGAGGAGGATCTTCTGTAATGCCGTTCCCGCATGATTTTGAGCCTTTCGTACGGCCTCTGAGAGAAGGTGATTGCTATAGGTGTTTCGGACACGGCGACGTTCCAGCGGATACTCGCTCAATGAAAACGACATGCCCGGTTTGCGGGGGAAGTGGTAAATCAAAGCCAAAGGAGTTCGATCTGGATCAGAAGGATCGTAGGTTTTGCGAGCAAATCCTAAAAGACTACGCAGACTTGGAAAGTCGCGGTTTCAATGGCGTTTCAAGTGAGAATATGCAGGCTGTCCGCGATGTGGTTCGACCTGCTCGAATCAAACTCTCAGGATCAGACAGCATGCAGGAGCGGCGGTTCATCAACTGCCGGGATTGTGAGGCGTGGCGTGGAGGGTTCTGTCGAATCAGCCCGCCGAGGGGTTCGTTCGTGCAGACCAAGACGGTCGGATCTGACGGGTGTTGTGAGGGGTTCCCGAAGGTGGGTGAGCAATGAAAGTTGGTACTTCTACGGCTTTTGCTTTGCTGTGGACGTTTACAGTTGTTTTGGCGTGGGTCGAATGGATCCCGCCGGGGTCGGGCGTGTTTATGGGTTCGTTAGGATTTGGAGTCTGCCTGCTTCTTGCGCTCGACAGGATCGATGACTCTTTGAGGGGAAGGTGATCGCATGGGCAACAAGGCGAAGTTTCTGCGCGCAACGGCGTTCGGCCAGGGTTCCAGAAAGCTCGTGAAGGCTGGCCGAGTGAAGGACTACAAGGAGGGGGTCGCCCTGCTGATGGAGATCCACAACGAGACTGTGGAGATCCGAGAGGCGAACAGGAATGCGGCAGAGAAGGAGGAGCAGAAATGAACAGCGAGCCATGCAAGTGCGGCGCAAGCGACTGTCCACGATGCTACCCGGGTTCGTTCGATACCTGCCCCGAATGCGGCGGGACTGGTGCGGTCGATGGGTCTGCGCGGTCGTCCGGGGCAGTTGGCGTTTCTGGTCGGCAAGCGGGGCGCGTTCGGAACCACCGTGTTCCGCGTGTAGAAACAAGAGGTTGACCGTGAGTGTTAAGACGATCTGCGCTGGATGCAAAAACTTTTACCTTACGGAGAAGTCCTGCTCTTGCAGCCTTGACCTCCTGACTTGGGAGTTGTCTCCGACTGTGCTGATGAGGGATGGATGGGGGAACGAACGGCGTCTTGTTCCGGTGTCGAAGGTGAAGTGGCCGATTGAGTGTTCCGAGGTGTGCTACGACTCTCCCGCCTCGTGATCCAGTAGCATGATCGCTGCCGAGTTGCTCCAGGCCTGCTCAAGCCTGCAAACCCAGGTGTAGGCGGAGTAGTCTTGATCTTGCCACGTTGACATCACTCGCGCAATCCCCTTACCATTCGTTCCTGTAGTCAGAGCCGCGATGACGGCCCTTGATTTGAAGTTGAACTCCAAGGAGGAACATCATGTCTTTCTACGTCAAGGACGCTCTGGATCGCGGCTCCCCGGTTGATCTGGCTGACAACGTGAAGGCGGCTGCTCTCGGCACGATGCTGTCGAACCTCTGCAACCCCATCACGGAAAACGTCACGGTCAACGCGAACGTCGGTACGCTGGCGTACCTCCCGTCGAAGATCGAGAGCATCTACCAGACTGCCGCTGCGACCAAGGGTTGTATCGTGGTTCCGGCCGGGATCGTGCCGAACGCTGGCGAGTGCGCGGTTGACTTCGCGGCGAAGACGATCACGTTCGCGGCTGCGGACAACTGCACCGCCGCGACGGTCGTGTACCACAAGTGCGCCGAGAAGGCCAACCTGCTCCTGGCGGCGGTTGACGTTCGATAGCTCCTGGTGCATCTGGTGCTACAATCCGCGATCAGTGGGATCGACCTTCTTTGAGGTCGGGGAGAAGTGATGCCCGCGACCATCGAAAGTACACTCCATCGCGTAGCTAGCGCAATCAGTGGTGCGCCTACTCCTCAGAATATGCAGCAGTGGTTCGATGAAGTTCGCAAGATGGGCGAGTCTCGTCGTCTACGCGACATGGACCGCTATGAGCGGTACTTCTACGGGCTACAGCACGATGAGAAAGAGGTAAATTGGGACGGGCGGCCGTATGTCAGGACGGACCAGCGCCGGGGAGCAATGCTCGTCGGTCCCGGGAATGTTCTCAACTCCCCGCCCCCGTGGCAGTATCGCCGCCCGTTTATCCGTCGTAACCTCTGCAACGCCATTGTGAGCAGGTTCACAGGTCTGTTGTTCGGGGAACAGCGCGTTCCACGGATCCGAACGAACGGAAGCAAGGGTCAGAAGTGGATTGATGCCGCCATCAAGGAGATGGATTGGTACACCCGTTGTTCCACCGCTCGTTCGATGGGTGGCGCTGTCGGCTCGGTCGTCATGCTGGTGAAGCTGATCGAAGGCCGTCCGATTTGCGAGATTCTCAACGCGCAGTGGTGTACTCCCAAGTGGCTAAACGACGACCGCGACACGCGCGAGCTTGAAGCAATCGAGGTTCTTTACCTTCGGCCTGTGCATCGGTGGGAAGACGTTCTCGACAAGTCTTCCGGCAAGGTTCGGCCGATGTGGATCGAAGGCGACGAGTGGTATAGGCGCATCATTACGCGCGAGAGCGACGTTGCCTGGACCGCACAGGTCATCAAGGATCGCCCGGTCGTGTTCAAGGAGATCGCTCGGGCCGATCACAATCTCGGTTTTGTTCCGGCAGTTTGGATCAAAAACACTGACATCGTTGGAGATGACGACGGAGCGCCCGACTGCGATCAACAGTGGGACAACTTCGACGCCCTGGACGCTTGCTACTCCGACGCCTTCCAGGGCACGCACTACAACAGCGACCCGACCCTGATCATCACGTCCGACAGAAACATCGGCGCAACGCAACTTGGTTCCCAGGTTGGGATCCAGTTGAACAAGGGCGAGGATGCCAAACTCCTTGAACTCGTTGGCGGCGGGTCCGATTGTGCTGCGCGGCGTGCCGCAGAAATTCGCGAAGCGATCCTGGAGGACGTTCGTTGCAACCTCGCGGACAAGATCGAGGGCGCTTACGACACAACGGCAACGCACGTTCTGAAACGCGAAGGTGCGATGCTAGAACGCGCTGACGAATTCAGACGCCAGTACGGCGACGCGATGGAGCATCTTTTTGAGGTGTTCATCCGCATGTGCCGCAAGGTTGGCTTCGGAAGCCTTGTTGAGCCTCTGGCGAGTCTCGCTGGCGAGGCCCCGGATGTTGACGACGTGTTCGTTGAGTGGCCTCCGTACATTCAGCCGACTCCTGCCGATGAGGAACTTCACGTTCGCAAGGTAGCGACTGCGCGCACGGCCACGCCCCCGCTCGTTTCGCACAAGACGGCGATTCGCGCTGTGGCGCATTTCCTTAGGATTGACGACATCGAAGCCGAGATGAAGTTGATCGAAGCAGAGGAAAAGGAGCGCCAGGAGAAGTTGGAAGCCCTCGTGCAGAGCCAGGAAGACGCGACTGACGATGAGGACGAGGACGAGGACAAGGCAGAAAAGAAGCCTGACGCAGAGTAGGAGTGCCGCTTGAGCACCGTTCGTCAACCAATTCCTCCCGAGATCGAAGACCTCCTCGCCCTACAACAGCGCGAACTAATGAAGATCGAGCGGTCATCGCTAAAGCAGATGAACTCTGCTTTGCGAGAGGCCAAGAAAACGCTTCGCAACAAGATCCGGACGTTGGGTTCCGGCGCAGATCCGTACACACTTGCGCGTCACCGTGCGATGCTTTTGCAGGTCGAGGACGCATCGCGCGTGCTTACGAAGCGGGCCGGTGTCGCGCTGTCCGAGGGAACGAAGAAGGCCCGCCAGCGTTCGATTGAACACCTAGCGACCAAGATCGGACTTGCGGAAAAGCACTTTCTGTTTGAGTCGGTCATCCCGTTCAAAGAGGTCGAGCGGCTTCTTACGAAGAACTCCAAACTGCGCACAATCGAACTCCTGCGAATCAAGCGCGGCTCGGCGAAGTACGGACTTGACCTTGTTGAGTCGATGGAGAGAAGGCTGGCGCATTGCCTCCTGACAAACCAGACGATGCAACAAGCCGCCGCCTCGATTCTAGGAAAGGGTCCGTGGGCTGACAAGTCCTGGAAGGCAGAGCGACTTGTTCGCACTGAAGTCTCTTACGCCTATAACGCAGTTGACCGAGTTGGACTAGATCGTGTCGCTCGTGGAGACAAGAATCTGTGGATTGAGTGGTACGAACACGCAACCGGCCCTAGATGGGCTGGCCCGACAAAGAAACCCTGGCCTGGACCTGCGGTGCCGACCGACAAAAGGACGGCGCACGACTCACTCCGACTGCACGGGCAACTTCGCAGACCCGGGCAGTTGTTTGAGGATCCGACGACGGGAATGCAATTTGCTCACCCGCCGAATCGCCCGAACTGTAGAGCAAGTCTCGCATTGGTAAGGGTTGATCCAGTAGAAGAAAAGGCGGGTTGACATGCGGAAGGATCTACGTTGTAGCAAGTGCGACAAGAAACTGGCTGTTGTCGATATGACTGGTATCGGACACGTCGAAACAAAGTGTCCAAGATGCGGTTGCGTTGACAATCACGAGATTTCTCTTGTACCATCAAGCCAGTATGCAGAGGGACATAGATCCCCATCGACTTCAACCGAACGTCGGAGGGTGTAATGTCCTGGAACGTCAAGGTCACAGTCGGAGTAACGGCGGATCCGCCCTCTGGCGCAGATTTCCCCACCGGATCGCACAATTTTTCGGTGGACAAGGAAAGGATCCAGGCGTATTCCAATTCCAACTCCTACGTCCTGACCTCCGCTGTTGCGTACAACATCAAGCCCGCCGGGATTACGAACATCACGCAGATGTACGCCAAGGTCCGCGGTGGGTCGCTTCGGTTCAATGTTACCAGCACGGGTGGTTCCGACCAGGTGATCCCGTGTGACACGTTCCTGTGTCTTGACACTTCCACGGAGCCCTTGACGGCCATTACCGTCACGGGGACGGGCGAACTGGAAGTGTTCTTCGCCGGTTCGTAGTATCGATCCGGCTTTGTAGGGGGATGGTTACATGGCTAGAGATGACGACGATCGGAATGGCGAACCTACTGGCAAGGAGCTTCGGCTGATGCTGAAGGCCGCGAGAGAGGAGGGTCGAGAGGAGGTCCAGGAACTTCTGCGGAAGTTTGGATTTAAGACCGTCCGCGACCTGGAATCGACTCTCGACGCGGCAGAGCAGATGAAGCGCGAGAAGGAAAAGGCCGCGGAAAAGGCGAGGCCGAAGGACGACGCTGATGATGCTGCGCGCATTGCTGCGCAGGCAGAACGCGAACTTCGCGAAACCCTACTCGACGCGGGCGTGAAGCGTGCCGACCTTGACCTTGCTGTGTCCGTCATGGCGCGCAAGGTTCAGAGGATGTCCGAGGCCGAGCTTGCCAAGTACGAGCCGGAAGACTTCGCCAAGGAGTTTAAGGCTTCCAACCCGCAGTCGTTCCGCGACTACGATCCCGACAAGGCGTACCGCGACAGGCGAGAGGCGGAAGTCAAGGCTGAAAACGAACGTCTTGCGGCAGAAAAGAAGGCGGCAGACGATGCAAAGGCGAAGCAGCCGCCCGTCGAAGACAAGCCTGCCGATCCGCCCCCGGCCGCGGATAAGGCGACCACGGGGCTGCCGACGACGACGCCTGCCAAGCCGACCGAAAAGGCTACCTTCAATGCAATGAAGGCTTCCAAGGAGGAAGTCGCAAAGAGGATGGCAGAGATCAAGATTCTTGCGGCGAAGCCTGCCGTGTTCACGGAATGGCAGTAGTCGCTTACAATCTGGATGCATTGGTAGGACCAGCGAGCCATCGCGCCCCGGAGTCCATGAAAAGTGAACTACCGGAGGTTTGACGATGTACACGACGAATGCAGCCGTGCGCGCGATGATCCAGGAGGGGCTTCTGGAGCGCGCGTTCCATGACTCCCTGTTCCCGACCCTTCTGTTCCGCAAGGAATTCCAGGGCGAGCAGTGGACCGAGCGTGCGCAGGAGATGGTCAAGTCCCGTCGAGGGCTGATCGCTCCGAACATGAAGACGCTCGCTCCCAAGACCGACCCGAGCCCGAAGACCTACGAGGTCGAGCAGTGGAACGCGATGATCGCGCACTACGGCGACACCGTGGACACCGATACCGTGGTTGCGGGCCTCACGCTGGCCGACCTTCTGGAAGCCGACGCGAAGACCGCTGGCCTCCAGGCCGGTCAGTCCATCAATCGACTGGCGCGCAACCGGCTTTACAACGACGCGATGTACGGTCACTCGGTTCTGACGAGTACCGTCAACAGTGTGTCGCAGCCCATCGCGTCCCTCAACGGCTTCACTCGCGCTTTCTCGTCCACGACGAAGAAGTTTGAGCCGGTGAGCGTGTCGAATCCGCTGGCGGCCTATGTCTGGACCGGCGCGGCGTGGTCTGCCGTGAGCATCACGGGCGCGACCCCGACGACCGCTGGCGACGAAGTCGGCCCCGGCGTCCTGACGCTGGCTGACGCGTTCAACAACACCGCCCGGTTCCCCATCGTGGCTTCCACGGCCACGAAGATCGTGTACTCGGGGGGCGGCCACTCCATTGACGACCTGACTGGGGCCGACCTGTTCACGCTCGCCGTCATCCGTCAGGCCGTCGCGAACGCCCGCAAGGTGAACGTTCAGCCGTGCGAGGATGGGTACTACCACATCCACCTCGACCCGATTGCCGAGTCGCAGCTGTTCGATGACTCCGAGTTCCAGCTTCTCTTCCGTGGACGTGGCATCGACCGCGACAAGAGCGATCCCTACGCCTCGTTCCAGATCGGCACGGTCCTGGGGTGCAAGCTGTACCGGAACAACGAGTGCCCGCTGTCGAACACGGTCGCGACCTATGCGGCCGATGACGACAACTTCTCTGGCGAGCTGACGAATGCCGCCGGTATCCCGATCCATCGTTCGGTCTTCATTGGCCGCGACTGCGCGATCGAGTACTGGAAGGACGCGATCTCCTCGACCGAGGCGGGCATCACCGGCAAACTCGGCAACTGGAACCTCACGGCCAACGGCGCGACCGTTGACGTGGATCGAATCCAGATGATCCTCCGCGCCCCGCTGGACCGTATGCAGCGAGTCGTGACGACCTCCTGGAGCTTCATGGGTTCGCACGTCATCGCCCCCGACTACCTGTACGCGGGCAAGGCGTTCGATGACGCCACGTTCACCACGGGTTCCAGTCGGTACAAGAGGATCGGCCTGATTCTGTCGGCCGAGTAGTCCACCCGTGGGGGTGGGGCGAGTGACCTTCGGGACGCTTGCCCCGCCCCTGCTGCTCTTTGAAGTCGCGACCCGTCCCGACGATTTCCCTAAGTCGGGCCTGCTGGCAAAAGGCGGTTGGGAAGCTGCCAAGTAGTCAGTAGTCAGTGCGCCTCGCAAGAGGTAGCAGGGCGTTGGGGCCATCGAATTGAAAACGATGGCACTCATGGACAGCGGTTGTGCAGAGTCCCGTGTGGTCGCGTAGAACGCGAAAGGGACTCCCCCTCCTGGACGCGCGAAAAGGGCCGCCGTCTTGGGATTCGCGCATACGCAGTCTATGAGACAACGGCATCCATAAGGATGCTGCGTGCGGCGTGGCGGAATTGGAATGGGGTGCCCGCTGCCCTGTGGACGAGTCCAGGTGGCTTGCCCGTCAGCGCGTATCCAAGACTGATTCTGCCGCACGCGCCCGGTCGTTTTTCGTTGGGGGTCGAAATCAGAGAGGTGTCTTTCATGGTACGCAATCCTCCCGTCAAAAAGTTTTCAGATGAACTGAATCGTGACGATGCTTTCGCACGCAGGCTTGTCCTCGGAGAAACCGAAGACCTGACGCAGTGCGTCAAGACGATTCCTTCGGACGAGGATCCGGCGGCGACCTACCGAGTCATCGGAAGGACGCAGGTTCAGTGCAACGGGCAGTCGATCATCCTTGCGAACGGTCTGATTCTGCGAGTCGGTCGTTACGGCGCTGAAAACGTCAAGAATTGGGTTGAAAACCGTGGGCTGAAGATGGTCCTTGTGGATCGCCCCGGGAATCTGCCAGATCAGGGCGCACCCAAGCCAAGCAATGACGTCGAATCGTGCGACGAGGCCCCTGGCGTGCCCGTAGAGGCGACGGAAATTCCTGCCGTGTCCGAACCCTCGCCCGAGAAGAAAAAGCCCGGCAGGCCGCCCTCGCGAGGCCCGGTTTCCAACCCTTTCGCGCCGAAGAAGAAGTAGCGGGGTGATGCGATGGCGAACCTTCTGACCGATATCGAAGTCGCTCGTGTTCGATACCATCTTGGGTACATGAACACGACCGCAGGTGCAGGTATCGGTCTGTCAATGCCGACGATCATCACGACCCTGTTTCCTGTGGATGGCGCGCTCCGAAACCTGTATCCCGAGGCTGTTGAGATTGTCCGAACGCTGATCGCGCGTTGCGACACGGCAGAGTGCGGGATCGCGGATTCAGAGGATAGGCTGTCTGCGCTTCGCATGGACTCCATCACTCTGAACGAACGCGATCCGGAACGCCGAGAGGAGAGGTATCGGTACTGGGTTCGTCGTCTTTCCGAGGCGACTGGTTGTCCGATCAATCCGATGTCTGGTCAGAGAGGCGGGTGCAACTTCGCACGCACGGGGCAGTAACAGATGAGTTGCGGTGGATCCAGAGAGGACATCGTGACGAAGTTGAGCAAGGTCGCGGACAAGATCCGTGGTTCGCTACATCCGATGTTTGGAACCCGACCCTACCGCGTTTGGCTCGTCGCTACCAGATGGACAGAAGGCGATCGTGGAGAGGGTTCGGAGACTGTCCTGTGGGAGCGCGAGATCAAGCCGACTCCGCTTGTCACGGGCATGGACGGACTAGAGGCCGCGCTTACGGCAACTGGACGCGAGGAGGATGGGGACGTAACTCTGTCCGAGATCAGTTTGTCTTTGTCTGAAACCGATGTCTCTTGGCTGACGGATGAGGAGTCCATTCCCAAGGGCGAAAGTCGCTTCTACGAGATTCGTCGGGCGAACGGAAGGCGCAGGCGCTACACGGTCGCGAGCGCACCCGAGTACGACACCACGACTTTCGGTTGGAAAATCCGACTGTCGAAGCAGGTTGCGGATCGTCGCTTGAACGGAGTGGTGTACCGATGAGTACATTCTACGTCCACCCGGATCAGGTGTACGCGACGATTACCGGGCTTGCCAAAAAGCATAAGACGGCAATCATGCGGGCGCATGAATCGTTTGGGCCGAAAGCGATTCAGAAACTTCAGAAGTGGACCCGCAGAATCCGACCGTTCGCTCCTGTCGATACCGAAAAATTTGTAAACGGTTGGAAATACTCAATGATCTATAACGGCATCGTGATCTACAACGACACGAAATACGCCGGGGCCATCGAGTTTGGCGTTGCCCCTGGTCGCATTCCGACTCCGTATCGCCCGGGTCAAAGTCCGCGACCGTTCCGCAGGCTTGTGGAGTGGACCCGTAAGCGAATGGGAGAAGGCTACATCCGCATTCGCGGGGAGTCGAAGTCTGCATACGCCATCGCGACGAAGATTCAACAGAATCTCCACAACCGAGGTCTGAAGCCCAGGAAGGTGATGACTCACCCGGCGCGTAAGCGCGAGTTGATTCGTAGTCTACAGGAAGAGATTGATCGTCAGTTGCGGTCGATTAGGTAGGACAACATGAAGACTGCGCCTTACAAGTATAGCGCCGACCTGGATGAAGCCCTCGCGCTTGGGCAGGCGTTTGTTGACCACCTCTCGGAGTTGCAGTACGACCACGCGAGGCGGTTGAAAAAGGACGCTGTGTTTGCGTGCTGGTCCGACCCTGATCAGAATGCAGAGTATCCATCCATCGCCGTCATGATGCCTGACGAGGGAATCTACGATCAGTCCGAGCTTGTTCCGTCGCCGCTTGAAGAGTACAGCACGGCAAGCGCAGGAAACGGAAGCGGGATGGTGCTGTGGCAAGACTGCGAATGGGTTTGCACGGTCAATCTCGTGATCATCTGCACCGATCCGATTCAGCGCGCTTTGGTCGTGCGTTCCGTCCGCGAAGCCTTGCAGGACAAGGACGGAGGCCATTACGGCGCTTGGCTTCCACTGAAGCGGTACTTCGGGGGCGTATTCAAGGCTGTCGTGTCTCCAAGATCCGTTCGATACGAGGACACCGGGGAAGACGCCAAGACGCGCAAGCGGAAGGCCACGATTTCGGTCAACTGCCGGTTCCCCGTTGTTCGCGCCGAGTCGGCATCGAACCTTACGGAAATCGACGTTCGTCTGAGTGCTTCGGTCGGGACTGACATTCTTGAGGAGGATGCAGACTAGGCGCTTGACTGACAGAAAGAGCGTTGTCTGTTACACTTTGTCGGTAGTAGAGATGGGCGGGCCACCGAGCCCCTTTGAAAGCAAAGGAGGCTCACATGCCCTTTATTGACCGTTACAATTCCTACCCGAGCGATGCGGTTCTCACGGCCATCGAAGGCATCAAGATCATTGACCTGACCCCGCCCGGGAATATCCAGGGCGTCGGGTCCAACGTGGTCGCCGTTGTTGGCGAGTTCCTTCGCTGTGGGAAGCGGTCCAACTGCTACTCCCCGGCGAGCGCGTCCAACATCAACATCCCGACCGAAATCTTCGGCTCGCAGGATCTTCTGGACACGTTCGGCGGTTGGTCCGCATGGAGTAATCCCGGCGGCGCGCGCCCTGCCCCTGGCAACCCCGGCACCCTTCCGCTTGATGGCAACGGATTCCTCGCCATCCGTAACCGCAAGTTCGCGCGCCTCGTGTGCGTGAATGTCGAGCAGACGGTCGGGACCGTGACGATCACGCTGACGACCAACGCCCTCGGTGCTGGCTACGAACTTCCTTTTGCGGGCAAGATTCCGGCTGGCATCCGAATCACGAACGCGGCCGGAACCGACGTGTTCGCCACGATGGAAGACATCGAGTTCGATGCTGTTACCGGATCCAGTCTTACGGCTGGCGTTTCCTGGGTCGGAACTTCGCCTGTCGGAACGAATCCCTTCACGATGACGATGACCGGCGTACCAGTCAGGCGACTGCTTGGCACGGCGACGACTGTTACGCCCGACAACGTCCTTGCTCCCGAGCGGACGACGTGTCTTCCGGGGTACACCCTGGACTGCACGCTGTTCACCACGGCGAGTAGCGGCGAGATCGATGAGTCGGAGATGGAGAACAACTACATCGCCGCGCTCAACACTCTTCTGAACGACTCCAAGCCTGCGAACGAAGTTTCGGTTGTCTACTCCGCGCGCCACCGTGACAACATCGTGACTGGTACTGGCGGCCTGCGTGACAACGCCGTTACGGCCTCCGCGAAGGGTCGTGGTCGTATCGCTCTCGTGGCCCCGCCTCTTGGAACGGCTCACGCGGACGCGATCAAGGCGTCGGCTCCGGGTGTCGGCAACTACGGCCGGTCGGATCGGGTGGTCTACTGTTACCCCGGGTCGAACGCTTTCTACCCCGAGATTCCGTCGGCCTACATTAGCTCCACCTCTAGCGGGATGCTGAATTGGCCTGCGGAGCCTGAGATGGCCTCCATTCTGTCGCAGCTTCCGCCCGAGCGGAATCCTGGCGAGCAGACGGAGTACATCAATCACGTCCAGGCCACCGAAACCGGCGTTACCGGGATCACTCGCGCGAAGTACGAGGCTTATCGTGCTGGCGGTATTGCTGCCCTGCGTATCGATCCGGTTACGGGGGTGCAGTTCCAGTCGGGTGTTACGTCGGTTGACCCGGCGACGTATCCGCAGCTTCGGAATATCTACCGCCGCCGCATGGCCGATTACATCCAGGACTCTTTGGCCGCCGCGCTCGTGGCGTTCAACAAGTCGCTGAACACTCCTTCCAAGAGGAGCGCGATCCGCGGCGAGATCGAAGCGTTCCTTCTGGATCTGCTGTCTCCGAACAACCCCGAGATGCAGCGCATCGCGGCGTACCACATTGACGAGGAGAGTGGCAACACGCCCACCCGGCTCGCGCAGGGCATCGTTGTGTTCCTGGTGGAAGTCCAGTTGCTTTCGACCATGGACCACCTCGTTTTGACCTGCAATATCGGCGAAACCGTAGAGGTTCAGGCGGCTTAGTAGGAGGTTGTAGACCATGAACCCGGCAATGGCGGCATGGGCAAAGAAGGCGGCCTCCTCGGATTCGGGATGGCCGAAGGACAAGTTGAGCAAGGCGAAGAAGCTCGCCGAGCGGATGAAGGGGAAGAAGGAGATCGAAAACCCCCATGCTCTCGCTCGGTGGATGACGGCCCGCAACAAGGCGAAGGCCGGAAAGGAGGGCTAGTCGATGGGCACGCGCATTCGTGGCGAACAGGTCCAGGTCAAGGTCATCAAGGGCGGCAAGGATGTTCTCCTTTCCGAGCGCGCGGTGATCGCCCTGGAGTACACGCCGAAGCAGGAGATCATGGAGCAGGGGTTCCTCGGTGAAACGACGAACCGCCACGACGAGGTCTACAAGGGCTGTAGCGGCACTCTGACGCTTCAGTACAGCGACAAGTCCGTGAACAAGTTCATCCGCGATCTGAACGACCGCTCGCGGCGTGCCACTGGCGCTTCGTTCAAGGTGAACATTGTCGCGGTCGAGAACTATCCGGATGGCGACGTTGGTAAGCTCCTGTTCGCGGACGTGAAGTTCGGCGGGCAGGCCAAGTCTTACGGCGCTCGCGACAGTTACGGGCAGATCACGCTCCCGTGGGCGTGTGACGAGTACACGGTTCTGTAGAGGTTCCAAGAGGCCCATTGAGGCCAGGGGGAAAGGAACACGATGACGAAGACTACTTGGACGTACACGTTTCCGAAGAGCATGGGCGGTGGTCAGGTCACGATTCGCGAGTTGACCCCGCAGGAGATGGTGAACGTGATCGACTCTACGGAGTCGGCCATGACCATCGCGGACGAACTCGTGAAGAAGTGCATCGTATCTGTGGGCGGCGTCGATGTTGACGGTCAGAACCGCGACAAGGTGTGGCACGCCTTCAGCGCGAAGCAGCGCGAGCTTCTGAACCGCGCGTACCGGAAGATCCACATCCCGGACAAGGATGAAGATGCGGATTTTTTCGGAAGCGAGTCTCTCGCGGTGAGCGAGTAGCCTGTGCGATACCTGTTCCTCCAAGGGACGCGCTGTGGAAGGAGATCGTCTACGTCATGCGGTACGGCCATCAGCCGTTGTCTGAAGTAATGACGTGGCCGATGGGCTACCTCCATCGTGTCTCTCGCTGCATTTCTGATTCCTTCGAGAAGACTCCGCAAGACCCGCTGGTAGAGGACGAATAAGCGATGTCGTATGAGTCTCAGAATATCCTTGATATCCGAAGCGAATGGAGACTCAAGGATGAAGCTACTGCCAAGATGCTTTCTGGAGCAAAGGCCCAGGAACAGGCGCTTATTCGTCTTGAAGTCGCGTCAACAAACGCAACGCAGAGAATCATCCAGAATTTCGCGAGGGTTCAGTTTGCGACCGCGAGGGCCAATATTGAAAGCCGCTCTGCTCTTATTTCCTCTACAAAAGCCGGACTTGAAAAGGCTAACGCGGAGAGAATCCGTCTAGAGGACATGGCGTGGAAAAACGATCAGGCTCGTGCCAAACTAGCGGCAAGGGCATACGACAAGGCCGCTAAAGACGGCGAGAAGGCCAATCAGATTGTTTCCACAAGCTCCAGGAGACACAGGGAGGCCGCAGAGGCGGTAGAGAGGCACGGTGGAGCGATCCGCTGGCTTGAACGGCGCCTTGCCAGTCTCGGGGTTGCGATGGGCGTTGCGTATGCCATGAACGCCACGAAGAACCTTGTGGTCGATCTTGTGGAAGCAAACAAGCAGT